ATTTTTTGAATATTTTATAAAAAAAACTTAAGCATATTTTTCGGTTGCCTATATAAGGCATATATGGCAACGGAAAATATGCGAAAATATGCTCCTGAATTTCACTGTAAAAAATGTGACTACAGATGCTCTAAGAAATATCTATGGGACCAACACTGCTCAACCCAAAAGCATAATCGGCAACGCCAGGCAACGCACAAAAAAAACACAGAATTATTTACCTGCGACGTATGTTTCAAATCATACAAGCAGCGGTCGGGACTATGGCGCCATAAAAAAAAATGTTTTCCTAGCGAAGATATAAAATCGACGTCTGTTAAATTTCAGCCATTTCAAACAGAGAATACTAGATTAACATCATTTATGCAGGATATGATGAATGATTTCGGTAAAGACAGTAAAATGAAGGATGAATTATTAGATCAATTAAAACAACAGAATAAAATAATACAAGATATGATTCCACATCTTGGAAATAACAATAATAATAAATTTAATATTAACTTGTTTCTTAATGATAATTGTAGAGATGCTATAAACATGTCTGACTTTATAAATTCTCTTCCTATCCATCTAGAAGATTTGCATTTCACAAAGGATAATGGTTTAATAGAAGGCGTAAGCTCTATATTTGTAAACGGGTTAAAACAATTAGATACATATAAACGACCAATTCATTGTACTGATATGAAGAGGGAGACCCTTTTTATTAAGGACAATAACGTATGGGAGAGAGATAGCGGAAAGCACAAATTAAAGGATGCAATTAACGATGTTGCGAATAAACAGCGAAATGCGATCTCAGATTGGGAGACAAATAACCCATCGTGGTCTGCCAGCGAAACAGGTAAAGACGATTATATTAAACTAGTTAGGTCTGTAATGACCGATGTTAATGGAAATCCAAATGAGAATAAAATAATTAAGAGCATTGCTAAGGAGACGTTAGTTGATAAGGAAATTACTGGCGAATAAATTTAAAAATTGAATCATTGATAGTAGCAATTATATAGATAAAAAATGTTGATGTTTAACGACACCAACAATATTTGTCCTATAATATTTCAACCTATTATTAGTATGGCATTATATATAGTAACCATTCGTATGTTAAATTACATTAGTAGTAATAATCAAGAGCTCGTCTATTATATCAGCAATAATGAACAAATTGTCTATTATATCAGTAATTATGGGTTTATTATTAGTCAAATGATATATTATATAGGTAATTCTTGGTTTATTATTAGTTCAATGATATATTATATAGGTAATTATTGGTTTATTATTATACCAATTATATATTTTATACTTCTTCCTATATTTATATCAAGACAATACATATCAAATATTGAGAGGAATAATATAATGACATATTAGAATTATATGAAGTATTTGTCTAAAATATTCTTATTGTTCTCTGTATCATGATAACCCTTATAATAAAGCCCGATTAATTCGGAATTACTATATTTTTTTATATTGAATATATCTTTCATTTGGTATCCCCACATATCAGGTGAAATATTTAAATAAGTATTCAGGGTTTGGGGTGGAAATTTACATAATCCGCCATCAAAAAAATAATAATCGTCAATTCCAAATAATCCGTCGCCTGTTATGTATGGGATATGTGAGCTAGCAAAACACGTTGATATTGCCACATCCAATGATTTAATATTTCCTAACAAAACTAGGTTCATTCCTTTTCTGCTCAAAACATTCGTAGCGATATTAATCCTGTGTAAATCAAACTTGCTGTCATCGTAACTAGAAAGTAATATATGTTTTATTGAATATTGAATATTAAATAGTCTATGTGAAATACTTAATTTGTCTTCTGTCAAATTTAATTGTGACTTGGTGTAATTAGTTAAAATATCATTAACTAATATATCAATATCCTCGTTATAAACCATTGGGAGCGATACCCATGCACCAGCAGATGCCCCCAATATTACACAATCAGACGTGTCATACTGTTTCTTAATGTAGCTAATTATTCCTAGTAGATAGAAGCCGCCAAGACCAGCCGGAGAGATGGAAATTATTTTATTATGCTTATTAATATTTGAAAACTGTTTAACATTTCTAAATGAAACCGAAGAAATAAAAGCAGAAACCAGTTGAATTTGTAATAATATGAACAACCAGTAAATCTTCATATTATATATTAGTTTAATTAATAGGTGAATACCAATATTTTATTAGAACATCGTCTGAATTCCAGAAACACACTTGATCTTTGCTACATTCACCATCACAGTTAGTAATGTTATTATAGGGCACACGCTTTACAATATAGGTTGGAACACATAGACAAATATACGAGCTTTGTGCCACAGCCGAATAGTAAACGTTATATTTGTTATTTGCTGATGTTATCATTATGGTGGCAAATAAAATAATACTTCTGAAACAGAACTTCATATACTGACATATAAAAAGTTATTTAAATTAGTTTATTATCATACTTACCAACTAGAGAAACCACCACCACCCATATCATTTGCGGCCATGGGCTCCATTGTGGGAACACTCGCGTTTTCTAATGGGGTTTGGGTATCAGCGTACATATTATTAAAGTTAACATTGTCTTGCTGAGGCTGCTGTTGAGGCATCGTGGTTAGAGAGCGGTCATTTGGGAGAATATTGGTGGCGCTTAAATGGTCGGCTTGACTAGGCTGGTGCTGATTTGCGATGGGCTGTTTAACTCTAACATTTGCGGCTTCTGTCTCTGCGGATGAGGTGCCGTTCCATAAATCCATAACTCGCTCCTGAAGAATATTTAGCTTGGCACCGAATTTGGTTTGCATTGTTGCTAAAATTAGAATGAACGGGAGAAGGTAGTTCGTGGGGTAGAATTTATGATAATCACTACCACTGTATGTCGGTATATAGCGGATTATCTTATCCGAGAACCAGATTAATCCTAGAATTAATATTATCTGTCCAGTAGATTCCATAAGTATTTCTAAACTTCCTTTAGTATCATCTTCTTCTGGGATAGCGTACTTGACCGCCTTTAAAATTATTAGTATAGGAATTATGGCCAATAATCCATATTGAAACATATTAAACATTTCAGCTTTATTAGCGTCATCAAAATTCAAAACATGATTAACAAAAGTGGTTGTATCTTTAGGTGCATCCTTTATAGTTTCCGATAGCTTATCCATATGTTTTATAAAAAGAAATTAAAAATATTATTACTAATATTAGTATTATGTTGAAAACCGCGCTTAATAATCTTAAAATGCGCAAGTATGACGGCGAAACATTTTACCACGAAGAGAATCAATATCTTAATTTAATTGACGATATATTGCGCGAAGGCACGATGGTGAATGGTCGTAATGGTAACGCATTAACGGTATTTGGTAGTTCAATGCATTTCACGCTGGAAGACAATACACTACCGCTACTTACAAGTAAGAGCGTGGCGTGGAAAACGTGTATGAAAGAACTACTTTGGTTCGTAAGCGGTTCTACAGACAATGGTGTTCTAAAGGAACAGAACGTGAAAATATGGAACGGAAACGCCTCTCGTGAGTATCTGGATAGTATCGGACTAAATGATAGAGCTGAGGATGATCTTGGTCCTGTATACGGACATCAATGGAGACATTTTAACGCTAATTATAAGACTTGTAATGACGATTACTCAAATGAAGGTGTAGATCAATTAAAGTATATTATCGATAGTCTTAATGATCCAGAGAAAAGATATTCGCGACGTCTGATTATGTCTGCGTGGAATCCGTGTCAATTGCCTGAAATGGCTTTACCTCCTTGTCATGTGTTAGTTCAGTTTAACGTTTTACCCAGAGATAAATTAGCGTGCAGTCTATATCAGCGGAGCGGAGACGTCGGACTCGGCGTTCCCTTTAATATTGCATCATACAGTATGTTGACCCATTTAATTGCACATCAATGTGGATTGTACGCGACAGAATTCAATTATCATTTAGGAAACTGTCATATATACGATGACCATATTGAATCTATAAAGGGACAGCTTGAGAGAAAACCTTTTAAATTTCCAGTAATTAATATTAATAGAAAACCCGACGATATTGCTGATTATAGAATGGAAGACTTTGATTTGGTAGATTATAATAGCCATTCAAAGATAACAATGGAGATGCGGAAATAATTTAGAAAGAAGATGTTACTAATTAACAATGAGTGGAAGCGCGGCATTATCGGCAGCAAAACGTAGGCGTGGAGGAAGTGATACAGCAAATACCGCTTCTCCACCGCAGAACAGTCCAGGCAAACCTTCACAAACAGCCTTATCTCCAATCCAAATTCTAAACCAACACCATAATAAATTAGATTTGCTCTATAAACGTCAGGACAGAATTAATAAGGTATTAAATATATCGGATGATGATGATGCTGATGGTTCTGAAACTAGTCTAGTAGTTCGTCTCGATAACGTAGAGCGTCAACTGAATATAGACATGAGCAACCCGAATAATGTGATTAGAGATACCATTTCAAAGAGCAATGATTATGATGAGCAAATGAAGGAATTAAAAGACATTATAGTCAAGGTTCAATCACACTCAATACAGGTTAGTTTAGAGCTTGCTCTTCTCAAAAAAAAATTACAAGTAACAGATGATACCGCAGATGATACCGTAGATGATACCACAGATGATAGTGGAGAGCAAGTATCGGATACAGAAACAAACGACGAAAATAAACATGTAGTCGGTGGTGAGGAGTTTTAATTATATGAATATAAGAAAAGAAACCTATATTATAGTATGACCGAACACGCCGTTATGTTTAAGAGAACTGAAGTTATATATGTCTATGATAGCGATGATGAAAAAATAAAAAAACGGAGAGAGAGAAGAAAAAAACTAACTGAAAAAAAAGGGGCGCTAGATTGAGAGTGAGAAATAGATGCGAGTCGTGTGGGTTTACCATACAAAACAATTCGTATATAAAGTTGGACAATACCACATTTATTTGTCTTTCGTGCGCGATTGAAGTCTCTGGGGTTTAGTGCGAATATTAATAAAATTGATTATAATATTAAACGTATTATTATAATTAATACAATGAAGCTACAATTGAATAACAAGGAACGCATCACCCAGTTTAATGTATTGTTTCAGAATTTAAAAGTATTTTCAGATCACGTGATTTTAAATACGAGCAAAAGTGGTATATTTATGCAAGGAATGGATTCAAGTCATTCAAGTTGCTTTGAAGCAAAGTTAAATGCTGCTTGGTTTGACAGTTACGAATATAATTTAGAAGATGAATCAACATCAATTGGAGTAAGCACACAAATTATTCAAAAAATTCTAGGAATATATGTAGAAAAACAAGAGATTGAAATTAGTATTGATGAAAATATAGATAATTTATTTGTATCGTTTGCTGGATGTAATGATATTTTGGATAAGTTTTTTGAAATACCGCTTATGGATATTGATCAGGATATGTTGGAAATTACGTCAGAAGAAAGCGAGATTGATATTATTATGGAGAGCAAACAATTGTGCGAGTTGGTCTCTCAATTGCAAATATTTCACGATAAACTTGTTCTAACATTTACAGAGACTCAGGTTCTGTTTCTAGCATCTGGTGCCGATGGAACTATGAAAGTTAATATTAATTTAGATGATTTTATTGAATATGCCATACAGGAGGATTATGAACTAGAACAGGCCTATAATCTCCGTCATATATCTATGATGTGTCTTTTTGGTAAACTAAACAAACAATGTATCATGGCGTTTCATCAGAATCGCCCAATGGAGACGCGGTTTAAACTAGAAGAGGATAGCTACGTAGTGTTTTATATTGCTCCAAAAATTGATGTGTAATTATACCAATATAAAAGTATTTATTAAAATTAACTATGAGATTT